GTGCCAACCAAACTCAAAAGCGTCACAGTTGATGATGTTATCATCGATTGTCCCATTGACAGCGGTCACACTCAGGAGTGTGGTACATGTTCCAGAAACATTTGAAGAAAGCATATCAATTCTAAAAGAATTGGTAGGCTTATCGTTAAGCCGTTTCGAACTTTTGGGCAGACATGTCAGCCTTAAAGATATCTACAGACGGAAGAGAAAATTTCTCGTTAGAGTCTTTCATAAAACCTACGGTTTTACGAAGAATTCGTACGGGACACAGGACATTTTGAAGGAGATCTGTACACAGAGAGATTCAAAAGTCGTATTATGCCTAAGAGGTATTTGCATCATGATGCAGATCTGCTTTGGCTTTCACCCGGAGATCACGGAAGACTTTCTTAAAGATTTGTTTAAGTTGGTCTATTGTGAGGGAACATTGGACGCGATTACGGCAGACTTTAAGAAGTCTGTTGTGATCGTATGCAACCGATTGACTGAGAACAGAGTTCAGCAGTGCACGGTTTTACCAAGTAACAGCACCCAGGAAACAATTGTCGGATACTTAGATAAGTACCTAGACAAAATGAAACTTGAGGGCAGAATGACAGATATCGACGTTTTCTGGTATAACAGTATCTTGTCACAGACAAGAATACTACCTTTACCAAGTAAAACGGCAACATCTAAGAAAGTGGTCGAATACATCAAGGGATTGTCAAAACCGTATACGGTTAAAGATAATCTCGAAGTTCGACAACAGTGGATACCTAGAAATCAGTTCCTAAACCATGAAGAATCTTCAATAGTTTGGGAAAAGGATCTCTACCAAGGTGTAAATGAGGTAGGTAAGGCTATTGCTCAGGATATTTGTGTAAATATCCAGCAAGAGGCAGACCGTGTCTCTAAAACGTTCAAAGAGATCGCGACAAAGAAGAAGGACTATCATAGTTCTTTCTCATCGTCTAGTTCTTTTGAATACGGAAGATCCGAGGGGGGAAAGTGGAACACTTATACTTTTGGTGAATTCAATGAATTCATGCAGAAGCCCATCTTTGAGAACTTCACATTCGATGAAGGAGGGTGGTTAGACGCATACGGTAAAACTGTATGCTCAAACGACCTTGCACATCATGAAACTTGGAGAGTCGCTTACCTGGACGAACCACTATGTGGTGTCTATGGTGAAACGATAACTCCGGGTTATCTTCAAGAAGGAGTAGAGGCGTTTGCACAAGGTGCAGATGCTCGACTTGGAACCCTAATGTTTCAGTGGTCAACACTGAAACATAAGGTGTTTCTCGAAGAATACAACATCGACAATCCTAGTACTTATCCAAAGGGTAAGGTTTCGGTTGTCAAAGAGCCGGGAGGCAAGATAAGACCTGTGACCTCGTCAGAGACGTGGTTAAATGTCTATCTATCCCCCGCAGCGCATACGCTGAGAGGCTTTCTTGAAAGCATTCCAGCGTGCAGAGTAGGACTGAGCGAATCGAACGGCTTGTTCAGATTCTCCCAGGAATACAAAATAGAACCATCTATAGACGACTTCATATCAACATCTGATATGACTTCGGCTACGGATAGAGCGGCACACGAAACAGGTTTCGGGTTGCTCAATGGTTTGATCACAGAGTTACACTCTCAAGGTGCCCTTACTAAGGGCGAGAGAGACTATCTCAAATCAGCAGCTGCTTTACTCACAACTCCTAAAAGGCTTCAATTGAAGACTAAGGGAAGTGAAAAGCGTTTGATTAACAAATCTGTTCTAGATTCAGAAATAGACGGCGTCTTTGACGGTGACTGTTTCTATTTCTCGAACATGAGAGGAATTATGATGGGTGACCCGCTCACTAAGATCGTATTGACCTTAAGTAGCTACGGCGCGTGGAGGGTGACTGTGAAGTCGCCCTGGAACGACGTTAGAGACTTTCGTCTGATAACGACACCATCGAAGATTAGGAACTATAGCAAGGTCAAAGCCTACACATGTGCAGGCGATGATCATCTTGGTATAGGACCAGAAGAAGATTTAATACGAATCCCGAAGGTCATGGAGTCCATGGGCTACGAGATATCTTGGGATAAGTATAATATCAACAAGAAGTATGTTTCCTACTGTCAGCTATTTGGTATGCTACCGAGATATAATCCCGTTAGTATGGCCAAAGGTGTCAAGAACACTGCTGAACGTAAGTTCATACAAATAGATGTACCAAAGCTTAGACTTCTCACCCAATTCCAGAAAATGGGAGGGAAGGAAAACTTTGACAAACCAGATCCAATGGTGGGAAAATCATTACAAATGTCAAAAGACATAATGTATATGAGAGAAACCTTGGAGTTAGAGAAAGTTAAGGATGACCTTGGTCTAAGCGTATATTACGCGAGACTGAGATCGTTTATTAACCTTCAAAGTGTTTATGTTAGGCTTCTTATGCCATCATGGATGGAATGGAAGCTGATCACAAACGTTATGACCTATTTACCGCCGGAATTCGGAGGCTTGGGACTTACTCTTCCTTTCGACGTGTCGATAAGGGAGAATGCCAAAGCCATTGAATGTGCGAGTCGATTCTCTACAAAAGTAGAGAAACCGATATTCGACGATTCGGTAGTAGAATGGGAAAGAGGAGTGAACGTAACAAATATTGTCATCAACAAGTTGGTGAGGGCAGGTTTGGGACGTACACTATCCGAAGAAGAGACAGTGGATCAGGCGAAGGAAGAGATAAAATCTCAATCTGCAGCCGGAACCGACATCTCTATAAGCAACATGAAACTATGGAGTTTCATATCAAGCAAGTATACTTGCTTAGATAGGAATATTCCATTGGTTACTAGCCAAGAAAATGCCTACGTCACTCTTCTATCGCATCCTACAACAAAGTTGCAGGTTACGAAGAAGTTGAGAGCAAGGCAGCTTCTCAGAAAGCGACAACTCGACTTAATTAAGTACGAGTTAAAGCCTTCTTTTGATTGGTCAACCCCCAAAGCCCCTCGGTCTTATATTAAGACCGAGGAACTCAGAGAGGCATTACAAACAGGGTTTGTGATGCCATCGTTGAGGGTTAATACTAGATTGTTCGAAAACTCGTTTAGGAAGTATCCTAAATGGATCTCGAATATCGAGTCAGTTCGTGAGATGACGGATACTGGTTCATTCGATGCTAGCATCGACGAGAGCCGCGTATCAGTCGTCGCCGACTCGTCCTCTTAATAAGAGGGAGAGTTTGGTATGTTTGCTTGCAAACAAATATCTGGAACGGGTCCATCTACTCGTGTGCG